GTTGAAAACGGAAATGGACGTAGTGTTTTAACTAATCTTAAAAATGAAGAACATCCATAACTCGGTTTCCGACGTTCAAGATTTTATTACCGATAACCATTTCCCAGTTTTCGGTACGGTTATGGATACTGTAGATGGGTGGACGATTGTAGAGTTCACTAATTTGAATCACGACATTATCCGTCTGGAAGTTCATCTTGAAGACCAGAACTCGTGTGTTCTTCTGCAGCGGGGTTTCACGAATGATCAACGTGACCTACTGATGGACACCTTCATGCGTATCGTATTTCCCGAGTAAAAACGAAATCAATTTGGCCAGAAATTGCTTGACCACACAAGATGTCGAGGCGTGTCCGACACCCGATTAACGCGCTTGATACGCTGAAGAGTGCCGTTCGAGATCAGCTTGGACAGGAAGGTTTCAGTTTAACCTGGGAGCAGTCCGAGTACTGCGACAAGACTTTCATTCTTATGCTTCGGATGCGATCCATCGAGGTCGAGTTCAATATACTGTTCCATCGGGATTCTTATTCGGTAAGCGCGGGCAACAACTGCACCGACTCTCTTCTCGAGATTATGCTTGAGAAGCTGGACAAGTGCATCCACTACTAGGCCTGAAAATGGCAACTTTTTAATTGAAAACGAAATTGATTTTGTTAAAACTACGGTGATTAACACGCTGCGTTAAGAATGCACATAGATCGGACTGAGTTTATCAAGAAGGTCGTTGAGAAGTTAAACAATGGCTACGACAAGGCTAGCTTCATCAATGTATCCGATGGGTATCACGATGACAAGTACCTTATCACCTACAATGACAGTGGAAGTGAAAATAACGTCGAGTTTGGTGTCCGCATTTGCTGTGGCATTAAGTACGATGACGATTGCAATGACTCTCACACGGAAGTATATGAGTTTGCCGTGGTGAAAAACCCGGGTTGGCTCGACGACCGATGTGTCGAAATCCGACAGCTCTTTGAATCTATGTTCGAGAAAGAGCTCAAGATTATCGAGGAGGAGAATGCTCCCAAAGACGAAGACCCCGTTGCGACAGAAGTTTCTGTCTGCTAAAACCAAAAAATAATTAGCCTGAAAATGGCAACTTTTTAATTGCCGGTTTCAAGTTTTTAATTACGGGTATAATTTGTTACCTAATTTAGATGTTTAAGGGAAGCCGACGAGGTGAGCGCCAATACCGAAGCCGGCACCCGTGCGCGCCGACGAGCCGACGCTGGGGGCGTAGATGTCCAGGATGGCGAACGTGGCCAGGGCAACGAGGGCAATCATGCCGATCTCGGACAGCTTGAGGCCCTTGCCCGGTAGCAGGTAGGCCGCAATCGCCACGGCGAGACCCTCGAAGGCGTACTTGACGGCACGGGTCGTTAGATCGGCAAAATCAATACCGGCTGGGGCGGCTACAGACTTCTGCTCGGGCATTTTTATAGAAAAGGACAGAGAAATTATTAGGAAACAAGGACAATGAGAATGACAAAAGTCAAAGTTGTAGTTGATCCCGACGTCCAGAAACAGTATAGCATACCCCCAGGTCAATTTGAATTTTTTGCAATAACGTACTTGAACGATCCCGATGGCTGGTCGAAGAAAGGGCACTTTTTTGAGCCGGTTTCGTACAATCAAGACGTGACAATTCACTTATCCTCTCAGGATACTATCGATAAAGAGTGTGGTATGGAAGGCAAGTTATCGTGCGCCGAACTAGGGGGAAAGAAGATGTGGATCAACTCTGATCGATGGTATCGTGGAGCATCTAAAAGCAAGTTATCGTTAGATGATTATCGGCAATATATGATCTCGCACGAGATGGGGCATATATTGGGGTATGATCATACTCATTGTCCCTGTAAAAACTGTCCTGCTCCAATCATGATGCAGCAGACCAAGGGAATCGGAAAGTGTTTACCTAATACAAAAGTATAAGTACAAATGCTAACTGGGTTTTGTTTTCGCGATGAGAATAGAAAGTCTTCGTACGATAAGAGGACAAATATCCTGACGTATTCGTGGATCTTCAATAACGGCAACGGTACGGGATGCTGTCTGATTTTTACGTATGATTAACAATACTTGGAAATATCAAAAAAGAAAACGCCACTGGGATCGGTACATACAACCTTTTTCTTTTTCTTCGAAAGCAGAAGATTGAAGTCAGTTTCATTATTGAACAAATACAGCTCATCGATGTTCGCTAAAGTCATGTACCTCTCAGCTTTTGTCTTGAAAAACTGGTGAACTTCCGAAGCAATATCTGCATCTAATGGCTGATGAGTTCGTGCAGCGATACGTTTCAGAGCAGTGGGGATTGTAGTGTACGATATAGCCACAACCGTACGGTACTTATGACTCTTCATCTTTTTCAGGATTGCACTCACAGTCCGAATACCGTGGCACGCTGCGACGTACACTACACTCTTCTTAGAAGATATTGCCTCATCAACTAGTTCCAGAGCCTTTACAGACTGCTCGGTATGCTCTCCCGGTAACTTATCGGGATCGGCCAGGATATAATCCTCATCAAATCCTGCTTGATCCAACATTTTTTGAATATTGGTAGACTTTCCAGTCCCCGGAGGACCACAAATTAGGATTCCGTACATTACTCTTTGTACTCATATTTATCGCCGTAAGCCCCCTTCTTAACTTTCTCGAATCCGAGTTTCGTGTAAGCTAAAATTGCCCCCCTGTTCTCAGCGTCTACGTAAAGAAAAATAGGCAGGTTTTTAGGTTTTAAATGTTTCAGCATTCCCGCGATCATCTGGGAAGCAAGCCCCTGGCGACGATGGTTGGGAAGTACGAATACGTCTCGAAGAATGAAGGTGTTATTATACTTCTTGACCCAAAGAGACCCTACAATCGTATTGGTCTCTTTGATGTTCATAAAGTACTCTCCCTTTTCCAAAGATTGAGGAGATTTAAGTCCCACTAATTTGGAAGGAGAGTACTGGGATGGAGTACCTATCATTATAAAACTCGCTCAAATAAATCGGGCGATCCGTGCAAGAAATCTATGCCGAACATATCTCCTACACCGTGCTGGTAGAAAGACGGGTAGAACATCAGAATCTCACGTAGTCCCAGTTCCGCCTTGGTATTGAATTCAAGAATAAAAGGTTTATTAGTTCCTTCCTGAAACATGATATCCGCCCCAAATACCTGGAATCCGTTCTGAGCCTTCCAATCCGCCTTGAAATTATGCTCCTCGGCAAGAATGGTCTTCATGATATTGGCTACATTGATTTGAGCTTTAAATACATCTATATCTTTCCAACCGTCTGGCTTATCGTCCGGGAAAATGAATAAGTGACCGTGTTTCATATGCGTATCGTGGATCTCCTTGTTACCGTAATCTGAGTTCTTGTAAGGCTTGATGGCTTGAACTAAAAAATTCTTCTTAGCTAGCCATGCCGACTTAATTCCACGAGACGAGCAGTTGATTAGGAAATAGACGCGTAAATGAAACTTGTGTCCGTCGAACGTTGCTGGCTGGATGTAATTTTGCAGCACCCATTCTTTGTACTCAGCATTCTGCGCAATCCACTCTTCGGCTTCCTTTTTGGTATGTACCAGCGAAATACCCATACCACGGTATCCTTCGGTAGGCTTCAGGATTTTTAGAGACCGAATAATCGGTACAGTATCCGTGATAGTTTTGGAAGGAGGGACCCAGGGGTACTCCGCAAACCTTTCATACAGTCGAGATTTTACCGTCAGAATATATTTAGAAGGACCCGTTACTACATTGAGTAACTTCACGTTCGGGTTAGTTTTTAGGGGAACTATGGGAATCGCCATCAGCATTTCTACATCTGCATCGCCCTTAACCTGTTTCCACGAAGCAGGAACACTGCGCCGAAATAGTTCCTGGATCTCAGAATCTATTTCTTTCGTGTGAGCATTGAATCGATAGGTCACCATTATTATAACTACAGATTCGTTAGAATTAACGACTTTAACACGTTGAGTCTATACTAAACAAATGCCTCGTGAGACCCTACCCAAGAAGGATGAGACTAACCAGGTTATTGATTATTTGGAGGAAGATCCCGAAATTCCCACCCAGCGCTACTGCATTATTTCTTTCGTCTCCCCCGAGAAGGTTATTAAGCAGAAGGATGAGTTCTACAACGAGCGCTTTGTAGAGTGGATGGCCTACGAGTGGAAGGTGAAGGGGCTCGAGCACCTCATGGCATACGTCGCCAAGAAGTATTCTCTGAAGGTCGATGATCTGTTCAAGGATATGGAGGAGTTCAAGAAGATTCATGAGGCCGAGGTGAAGAAGACAGATGTTCACGAGCAGTACCAGGTATTCCTCCTGAAGAACGAGAAGGACCTGGAGTCTCAGTTCTCCGAGAAGGTTGAGTTTCAGACTAACGTTCGTGGCGTCAAGGTTCGTCGTATTTTCGCGAACCTCGAGGAGTGCCAGACGTACGCGAAGGTCATGCAGCGTCGCTACCCCAACGATAACCTGTACATCGGCAAGGTCGGTGCGTGGCTGCCGTGGGATCCTTCCGAGAACATGATGCCCGAAGTAGAGTATGCCGAGAAGGAGCTCAACGAGATGATGCGCCGCTACAAGGAGAACGAGGTGAATCGCGAGATCTTCTTCGAGGAGGAGAAGGCTCAGCGCATTGAGACTCAGAAGAAAGAGAACGCTGAGCGCCAGCGTAAGAATCTGGAGGACGCGAAGGCCGATGCCAATGTCGCCGATACGTCGGATATTGGTCGCGCGATCGAGAATAACGTTCACCCAGCTGAGGGCGGTGTTCCCCGTGATCTTTGAGTCGTATAATACACTGGGTCTCAGTGTTTCTCCTTGCCCTGCTGCTTAACCGTCACCCAAGGACTGTTAGATTTCTTACGCATCGTGTCTACAGAGTACTCGTCCTGAGCTAACATTGCGCTGCTGAATGGTTTGTTATCTGCCCAGAGGGAATCGGCACATAAATGAAAATTGGGGTGATCACTCGCCTTATACCAGAAAACCTGATCTTCAAGGCGGTTCGACTGAACTCCGTTGCAGATGACTAGGCACTCAAAATTTTCCGTGCACTGATCCATGAACTGGCAGAACATTTCAAACGTGGGAAACATACCGGCATAATTCTCGTAGATACGCCGACGATTGCCCAATATGTTTTCACGCAAAATAAAGATGAAGTCTACGTTGGTACGAAGGTTGGGTGTAATACCTAGTGGGTACTGCATAGTAATAACCGTCATCACATCAATATGACGACCGTTCATGAAGATGTAGCGAGTAGACTCTTCTCTAATCCACGATCCATCGAATAAACAGTCGTCCAGAATCAAGAACGCGCGAGGATCAGTGGACGAACTTCCGCCATTACGTTTCTTCTCTTCATTACGTGCCGTCTTTACACCTAACTGCCTCTTGATAACGTTCATCACGATAGATGGCTGGTACTTATCGTGAATCAGTTTGGAAGGGACCATGTGCTGGAAAAACTCGTTAGCGACCTCCGTGGCCGAAATGACCGTTCCAATGGGGAAGCACTGCTGGGTATTAAAAAGAATATCCCGAACTAAGAACGATTTTCCCGTATCTTTCTTACCGATCAGAACAATCATTGGGGACTTTCGCGAATCTATTTCGCACCGGTCTTTCAACATATCAATATTAAACTTCTTGATTTGGAAGTTCATCTTGCTTTAGTGCGTGTACTTTTTAGTTTATGTTTGGTACGCCATAATAATATGGTTAAGCGTAAACCGTCTGCTGCAAGCGATCTCCGGACAATTTCTGTTGCCCTCTCTCTCCAGCGGTACGATGCGAAGAGTCTGAAGGCTCAGAATTGGGGTATCCAGCACCTCCAGCCATTCTTTCCAGCCATCCAGAAACTGTTTAAAACCGAGGTTCGCGATTCGCCTCAGGAGTTCGGGTTCAGGGTCAATGAGGGTATTGCCACGATTCTGGATTCGGAGTCTATTCGCACTATGAAGGGCAATACTGTACCTGTACATCGCAAGACCACTATGCTTCTTTCGCCGTACAAGTGGATGCAGGGAGATTACGGAACGTCTCTAGGTCTGCCCACCACCGAAGAAGAGTCGGCCGAGATCTGGCGGAAGATCCAGGATCCCAATAATGCAGCATACGTAGGTGCTCTTTTGTCGGTAGTTCTAGCCCAGTCTGGATGCCCTCATTTTCCCAAAGTGTACGGAGTATTCACGGGAGTGGCAGAAAAACATACAATAGATATCTCCGACGATTACGCCGACTTATCAGAGCGCTCATGGTTTTCTTCCAATATCGGAAAAACATTTGAGGTGAAGGTTTCCGATGAAGTTCATAATGGGTTCAGCCATACCCGCGGCGCCCGTGCCAGCGTTCTTCTGGGCGAAGACACAGTTCTAGACGGAGTCCAGGAAATTACGGCAGAACATGTAGATGCCGAAGCTGCCGAAATGAACCAGATGATGCGTGATTCCGACGAAGAGGATGATGACCAGTCTGATAGTTCAAGCGTATCTACTTCCTACGTGTTTGGAATCAAGTCGTGCGAGTGCGACTCGGACGATGATGAAGAGGACGATGGTGATGATGAGGGAGAGCCATTTGCGTGGGCATCATTTACAAACGTACCTGTTCAAATAACGGTGATGGAGAAGTGTGTGGGAACTTTTCACGAACTGTGTGCGACCACTACCGATACCAGTCATCATCTAGCCTGGATATCCCAAGTTATCTTTGCTCTAGCTTATGCTCAGCGCAATTACAGTTTCACCCATAACGATCTCCATTCTAATAATGTGATGTACGTTCCTACCGATAAGGAATATCTGTACTATAACTGTGCCGGCTCATTCTATCGCGTTCCGACTTACGGCTACCTGATCAAGCTGATTGATTTCGAGCGTGGAATTGGGTCGGTGAAGATTATTGGAATGAAAGAGCCTAAGTTATTCATGAGCGACCATTTCTCAATTGATGAAGAGGCAGGAGGACAGTATAATTTCGAGCCGTGGTATATTTCCAAGCACCCCGAAATCAAGCCGAATCCTTCGTTTGATCTAGTACGTCTAGCCACTTCTATGTTCTGGGATCTGTTCCCTGAAGGACCTGAGTGTCTAGATTACCGGGATAATCAGGTGTTCTTGCGATTCATTAAATGGATGACCACCGAGAACAATGACTCGGTCTTATTCGGAAAAGACGACGCTAAGCATGATCGGTACCATGGCTTCTATCTTTACAAGGCGATTGCTCGGCTCTGTAAAAATGCAGTTCCACGAACTGAAATTTTATCACTGAAATCTGTTTACAGTATTGAATCAATCCCTGCAGGAGAGGACTGTTGTGTCATTGAAGCCTAATTAATCCGTCAAAAACTGGGTTTTCCGACAAACATATCCTGAACGCTGGGGATCTCCATATTCTTAACTGCATCCGTAACTACATCCGTTGTGGTCGCAAATACCACACCGGCGGTAATAATACCTCCAAAAATTGAAAGCTTACCTGCATCTAACCAATCAATTGGCTGGCTCTTTGAACGGCGCTCCAGAGCGTACACGATAAAGCATACGAGCGCAACAGATACGGCAGCAATAGGGATCATCATTTATTCTGCGCTCAATCAAAATTCTACATATTTAGAACGAGCGTCTCTCCCATCTTACCCTCAATCTCCTTTAGAAGATCGTCCTCCTCCTTGACGTCGGCCTTAGGCTGGGGTAGTTCGACGGGCTTATCGAGATCCTCAAACTCAATCTCGGCCGTCTCCTCGCTTACCTTCAGCTCGCCACGATTCTCCTCGTCTTCCTCGGACTCGGAATCAGACTCCGACTCCGGCTCGGGAGTATCCTCGAACTTCACCTGATTTACAGACGGGGAAGACTTGGGCGTCTCGGGAGCGTGCTGAACCTTGATGGGCACAGACGGCGCATCATCGTCCTCGGAGAAATACTTCTTGGCAATCGTCTCCCACGGCAGAAACGACCGAATTACTTGCTCCATGCAATCTGTCACTACCTTCTCGATCTCCTGACGGTTACGCGCCTGCTGCTCGGACGTCACTCCGACCGTCTTGAAATAGTAAGCCATCTGCCAAAGCTTGCGCGCTGAATGCTTGTACAGCTCGTGGATGAACTTACCCACACTCGGTCGATCAAACTCGATCTTCAGCTCAGATTGTGATCCGCGGTAGTGCAGAGACGCAAACGACTTCATGTACGAAATAAATACACCCATTAGGAGATCGTCCATGTATCGGCAGTTCGTGACCTTAACGATACGCTCCTCTTCCGTCTGTAATGTAGCCTCGTTCCATTCGGGAATACGGGTCAGCATGTTCTGGAACGTACGCAGAACCTGATCCAGCTGACCGTTGCGCTCGCACAACTCCTTCGCCGAATCGTAGATACTCCAAAACCCATCAGCGACGGGGCTGACGAGTAGACCAACAAGGTGCTCGCGTAAATGAGTCTTGGCGAACTCTGTAGACATTTGTTAGTTTTGTGTACTATAAAATACTCCAAGAAACGCAAAACGGAATTAGAATTGTCAAGATAGTGGAGAGTACACAACACAACACACCTTATAGAGATTGAGAATGAGTTCCTACAACGTGCCTAAGGCTCTGGACTCTTTCGTCAAGAATATTGGCGACAATGCGTCATGGCGACGCTCTGCGTACACCGATGAGAAGTACGTGGTTACCGTGAACGGTCAGGAGATTGATATCTTCTACAACGATATCGACGGAAGCTACTCCCTTCAATACTACACCGTGCCAAGCAGCTCGCTTATCGACGAGATTCACAGCTGCATGACTGATAGCAAAGACTAGCCGTGATTTTTTAATTCAAAACGGAATTAGATTTGATAAGACACTAAGAAATAACAAAAACTACGATGGACGATATCCTGACGATGAAGGCTATAGATGGGCTGATGCTGCTGATGAACGCCCCGCCTATCAAGAAGAAGCAGCGCAAGACTCTGATCAAGGAGAAGCGCGCGGAGAATCTTAAGGCCTGGCACCAGATGAATCGTTACGCGAAAGAAAAGAAGGCTATCAAGCACTTCAACCGCTCAAAGGCCATGAAGGCTGTATGGGCTAGACGTAAGGCGATATCAGCCAAGTAATCGGTGTTTTAAACACCATTTTTTAATTAAAAACGAAATCATTTTTACTAAGAGAAGACATGGTACACAACACGACACAATGTCTGGCGGTTACTACGAGCGCTCTCAGCCAACGTACAATGCGTACCGGAAGATGCTGGATGACTTCAACGAGAAGTATCCTGGTCTGTGCCAGGTAGCCGACACGCTGCTGTACCCGGAATCAACATTCCAGCCCATCTTTGATGGTCTGGAGACAAAACCTCCGCACACACGCAACGAGTGCCCTGGCGCACCCGAGCGCAAGCGCCGCCGCAAGGACTAAACACAAACAACAATGCTGGCATCATACTGCTACTTTTTTACTATAACCAAAAACGGATTTGTTTTGGTTATAGGAATCAATGGTAACAACACACAAGACCCTAACCACAACCAACAAGCAAAATGCTGACGGCTGCGCAGATCAAGAAGCTCGAATCCGCCATTGGCGTGATGCAGGAGATTATCAACGATAACCAGCCCGCCAACGGCGGTGCGGGTAAAGCTGTGGAGGAGCCGGTCGCGCCTGTTAAGGCGACCAAGACCAAGAAGGCTGCCGTGAAGACGGTGGCCGAGGAGGTCAAGCCCGTGGCCAAGGCCGCGGAGGCAAAGAACACTGACGGCAAGCGCGAGATCGCGTTTCCCGCCACTGCGAGCCACACCAAGGCACTCAAGGAGGGTCTCAACAACCCGGACACCAAGCAGTTCACCAAGGACAAGCAGAGCTTTAAGAAGTACTGCGAGAGCCTGTCTGACTCTGAGTGGGACGACAGCACTATCGACGAGCACGTCGAGAACTGGCTGAAGCTCAAGAACGACCCCAAGGCTGAAGAGCCCATTACCGCCGACATTCTCTCGTATGACGAGTTGTCGGAGATGAAGAAGGGGCTGACGAAGACCAAGACGGTCGGCATCTACTGGCGCTCGGAGACGGGCAGCTTTGTTAGCGGCCCCGTGGAGACGGACGAGGAGGACACCATCAAGGAGATGGACGGCGTCGACTACCAGGTCGGCGACGAGACCAAGCGCGTCTATGACGTGAAGACTGAGAAGTTCCTGGGCTATGCAGGCATCTGCGAGTTCGAGAACATGGCGTAAGCTTGCAATACACTGGCGAAATCCAGTTTAAAAACTATTTTTACTTGCGGGACTTGCGACGACGAGTCTTGCGCGCCTTTTTCGTCTTCCGACGACGAGACTTGCCACCCTTATTCTTAGCTGCTTTAGCTTTAGCCTCCTCTTCATTCTGGGCGGCCTGCGCCTCTTTAAACAAGTTTTCTGTGTTTACAGGCTTAGCATCTGAATACTTCGTCCCAGGAGTTGTATCTTTAGTACGAACAGGCTGGTTTGGCGTGTACGGACCCTTAGGTAAATCTAGAGTTCCGCTCATTTATTTATTAGACAAGTTTATCCGAAGATGAGGCGGTAGCAAAATATCAAGAATGGAAGAATGAATATAGGGAAGACGCCATAACTTATAAACGCAAGGAAGCCAATAACATAGTATCCTCCTGCATTTCCGATTAGTTGTTCGCCAATAACTGCCGACTGAATCGTGATCGAGAACCAAAAAAACCAAAAAGCAAACCGCATAACGATCCAAAAGAGATTTCCAATAAACGATATTCCATCGTCACCTGGAGTACTATTTGTATCAGTCTTTATTGCTGGAGCATTCAGTGAGAACTTCTTTCCGTCCTGAATCGTGCGCGAACTGGGATCGCCGTTAATCTTGATATCAACTTTCAAGTACTTTACCTTCTGAGGATTCGGGTCAGGAACTCCCATCGTTTGCGGGCTGACCGTTATGTTAATTGATCCGTCGTTGAGATGCGTTCGTAAAGCTGCTGTTACATCCTGGTAGTTTTTATCGTAGCCGTACTTCGCTTTAATAATTTGGAGTCCAGAGGCTATACGAGCCGGAGGAGCGTCAATTTGAATGTTCTCGCCGTCTACTGCACTGACTGTATTAGTTGTTCCACCGTTAATAGAATACGTAACCGTCAGCGTCTTTACCTGTCCAATTGCCGGATCATTTATGTTCATAGCAGCCGGTGTGACCACGAAGTTCAGTTTACCGTCCTTAGCTTGTGCGCTAACAGCTCCAGTAACATCGATAAGGTTTAAAGTACCGACTCCGTACTTTGCCGACTGAATTTTTAATCCGGAGGCCATTCTTATTATAGTACAAGGATTATGAGCTGAATACAACGCTCGCGATTCCGCCCATTACACGCAGATAGTTATAAGACTCAACGTATGCTCGTACTGTAAAATTGTACGGCAACGTCTTTACGGCATTTGCCACCTGCGAATTTGGTACAATCGTAATAACATCCTGCGGCGAGTACAGAAGCCTTCCATCAGGACCTAGCGTAGCAGGATTTACGATCGTTGGTCTCGGATTATTTAGAGTTGATCGGAGAACACATACTGGCGTAACCTGAGCTGGATCTCCGTCGATAGGAATGAACGGTGGCTGCACGTACGTGTTTCGCAGAATGGTTTTGTTGAACATTGAACCGTTAATATGACCACACGGCTGGGCAGAGTTGTGATCTAGCGCGAACGAGTAAGTGTACACTCCGGGGATATCGGTAGTTGTACGGCCTTTCTGGTGACGGTAATTCTGTAACTGGCTGAAGAAGTAGGTCTGCTTGTACGAGAATCGCTCCTTGCCGTCCAGGATAATTGCCGACTCTAGCAGGATATCGCGCTGGGATACACCTACATCCAGAGCTACACCGCCAGAGTACCAAGGGGTCATCTGTGTCATGCCAGTAGAGTCTAGAGGAGCTTTGTACGGATCTACCCAGTTCGTGTAATTATCCACATCGTTCTCCTGAATCCGATCAGATCGCTGAGTCACCCATACTACCCGAGTACACAGATTCTTCATTAAGAGCGCCAGATCGTTTGAAGCGCCGTACTGTCCGTCCGCTGAAACCAGATCAACTTGGGAAATAATGAACGAGTGTTCAGTACTTGCTACGTGCGTCAACTCGGCGTCTCCAAGGAAGATATAGTTGGCCTCAATAAACGGGTTCAAATTCCAGTACATGAGCTCGGGGTTCGTGGGAACGGGAACGGTGTCGTACGTGGGAGGAGACAGGAAGTTGTTCATCGTCATCAGAGAACTGCTGGGATCGGGAGCAATACGAACACCAAAGTTAGGATTAGGCTGGCCGTTGATGGTTTCGCGAACATCACGAATCGTGAATAAGTCGTACATGCTTTTCAGCTCTACCACGATCTCTACGATCGAATTCTGGAGTGCGCCGAGAGGCAGAGCAGCACCCACGTTCTCGCAGAACCAGAAATGGAGAGGAACATTCAAAGTGCGGCCGTAAATTGACGGCTCAGAAGGTGATGCCGCAGTTGAGATCGCGTGAGGGTACTGGTTCAAACGATCGTACACATTTGCTGGGTCGTAAATCTCGGGTAGGTTACCTACCATCTGATTGACCATAGCCTTCTTATTAGCGTCAAAGTTCAGGTCGGCATAAAGTTTCATCCATTCTCCCGTATGCCGAACAATCTCCTGGCCGTTGATAACAATAGATACATGATTGATCATATTATACCCGATATTGCGAATCCAGTTGAACTCGTACCCTATGGCATCAGACTCGTCGTTCAAATTGGGATGAGTTGTAGTTACCGGAACAACCGGTGAGTACACATTTGGAAGGGTCATAATAATGTAACAATCGTTCAAAAGCTGGGCAAACTGCTCAACTTTTGCTCGTAAAGTTAAAGAGCCCGATACGGGCAGACGTAAATTTTTCGACTTGAAAATCAACTCAAACTGTTCCATCGCGAAATCCGTGTGGCGCTTATACACCGACCTAAAATGCGTGAACGAGGGATTCCCACATACTAGTTGATCTTGTGCGCCTTTATTGACGAGCTGAATTACACCTCCAGACATCCTCTTACTTATTTACTGAATAGTTTTATGCGTGTAGACTGAACACTTCTTGCACCCGGTAGTTCGTGGAACTAGATCGGTCTGAGAGCAATCACAAATACGTGTTGTGAATAAGACACGAGGTGTCTGGCATGCATTTGAAGACGTATTTTGTACGAAATCTCCAGTTTGAGAGGCACGGTAATTGATCCACTGCTCGTTGGTACGGCGAATACGGCTAGCTCCCGTATGCTTGGCCTTTAAGAAAGGTACAGAATAAGCCGTCTGAGGAACTGTTGGGACGTCTACGTCCGTATTATTTGCGATGACATCTGCGTAATTACGTGCCGATGAGAAACCCTGTAATCGCTTCAGGCGAATCCAGTCGCCAGCCGACAGACCAACCGTTCCACGCTGGTTGTTTGAAGATGTGCGTCCATGGGCTACGGTGGCCATTTATACAACACCGGGGAAAAAGGAAATAGTGTTGGGGCCATTACGTGATCCGATTTGGAGGAGACGTTTATTGTCTTGGAACGCAAGGTAATCAAAGATCTCGTTAGTTTTAGGATCCATAATCATCACTATGCCCTTAATTTTTATGATTTGGAGTTTGCGAAGTTTCTTGAGAAGGTTACGCTGGTACAGTTGGTCTCGCTCATCGGTCAGGTAAGATGGACGGTACGCCAGGTCTTCGGCAGTTATGGATGTATCGAATCGCATACACTGAATCACCGGCTGTTCGCGCGAATGAAGTTTACGATGAATTTCACAATCTACTGCCGCCTGCTTGAGGATCGTGGAAATGCTCTTGATAATTCGGTTCTTGCGGAAAGCTACTTCGTACAAGAACTCGTCGGAGGTCATGAACGTTTCGCGAGGCTCGTCGCCATCGTACCGTTTTAACTCCATATCGTTACGACGAATCAGTGTAATATTAGGTCCTTCTTGATCCTTCATCTGCTCTTCGGAGAATACCGACATGTACAGTTTCACCGTAACTGTACGGTCTTCCGGGGGCAGGGATGAGTGAGAGTTTACGCGAATAGCACGACCAATAACCTGCTCAATACGACCGGGATTCCAGTAAGGTTCCATGATGTACACGTTTCGGACGTTCTTTAGGGTAATACCTTCAGCTGCTGATTTTGTGCCCATCAGAATACACAGTCGTCGTTCAGTGATTGAATCTTTCAGAGACGCAGGAAAGGTTTGGCTGTATTCCTCGTTAAAAATCTGGCGGGCAAGTTCGCGCTCTTCTTCGCTCTCGTCGCCAGTGTAGGTACAATAGGCTGGCACACCTTTTTCCATCTCGCCTTCCCGCCACTGTCCTCCATCCTTAACTAACTTGTACTTCTGGAATCCGTTATGGTTCAAGATTAGACCAAATAATCCGAGTCCTTCCAAAGATTTATACTCCGAGTACACGAACTGGTTACGTAATTCCTTGCCCGAACCAACACTAGATTTCAAATCTTTTAACATCTGAGCCATTTTTGGAGAGAAATGGGTAAGGGCTTTAGCACTTAAGAAACGGTCGGGTTCAGAGTTCAGTTTCTTTAAGATTTCAAGTTTGTCTTCGGGAACAGGCTTGCCCCGCAATGACATCTCGGTCTCGTTTTCATCGGTCAACTTGTACTTGAACTCTGGTGGAACCGCAAAGTTACACACTAAGCGCGACGTCATGCGGAACGAACCCATTTCATCGTTCAGCGAAGGCGACCGTTTCTTACGCGCCTCACGATCAATTTCGATCTTGCGGGCTTCTAAGTACATAAGGTACTGTTCCGGAGACATCTGGATTTTTTGTAACGTCTTATCTTCGTCCAGACGTTTAGGTAGTACTTTCTCGTCAGCGCCCTTGTAGTACGATACCAGACCCTGGATACGCCGTCCAAACATAAGAGCGTTCTTGATATTCAGTCCGTCGACGAACGTATTGATGAATCCTTGTGGTCCATCAAAATCGGTAGGTAAGCACTCCAGCTTTTCTACACCCATCTTATCTTCGCCCAAGAGCTCCACGCCCGCAAACTTGCTTTCAAAATCAGTCTTCCATTCCGTAGCCCATTTACGAATATCAGTTTCCTGCTTGAAATCCTTAGAATACTTCACGGCAATCCGATCACCCTTATCGTTGTACACGCTCTCAAAGTACGGAGGATTGCGGGTAATTTTGATTTCGTGTTTTACCGAATTGTACTCTACCGTATCCACATCCTTCTGTTGCCGGAAAAAGGCGGTCATCAGAGCTTCATCCCAAGCCATTGCTGCTTTCGTGGGAATCGTGACTCGCTCAATTGGTCCGCGCAGAAGATTCATCATAAAAGCGATTTCTTGTGGGCGATTAATTACCGGAGTTCCAGAAAGAGCTACGATCTTGCAGTTGGTGGCAGTATAAATCATATTGTACAGCTTCTGCTTCAGTTCGCGCTCCGACAGAACCGAGCTGATTAAGTTATGTGCCTCTTCCAGAATCACGATAGAGTCATCGAACATTCGCTCGGACGGAAGGAGTTTGTCGACATTAGATTCCAAGATACCGTTATAGTTAATAAAATTGAACCGGGAATTGATCATATCGTTGACCTGAGCTTCAATACCCTTCTGCTGCTCGCGAGTCAGGGTTCGAAAATTTGGGGCGGCTTCTGGTACAGTCATAAAGTAACTCCCGTGCTTATCCAGGTAGTCTTCGGAAATACCCAGGGATTTAGCGGTATCCCTATCTTCCTCCGATGTCACCTGTTTCTTCATCCAGTGCTGGTCTAAGATGTACACTGGATCTCCACACTTCCGGATCTCTTCAATAAAATTAGCACGAAGTGAAGCTGGGAGAAGCACAAATACCTTCTTATTGCTCATCAAAGACTCGGCGACAGCAATAGCCGAACACGTCTTGCCTGAACCGAGACCGTGGTACAGCAGTAGACCGCGATACGGAGTTTCGATCAGCAAGTAATCTCGAACTAGTTTTTGGTAGGGGAATAGCTCACCAGGCTTTCCGTCAGTGCCCTCAATATCTTTTTGGCGGTACTTCAAGAAGATTCGGGTTATAGAATCTGCGAATGCTCGGCGACTCGGTAGAACGTATGACATTCTCACTTAATTTTAGAACCGAAATGATAATGGAAGAGGTTGTCCGCAAGAACCCAAAACTTTGGACTGTCGCAATTTATTTGTTTTATGTAGCGGGGTTTCTTTACCTAAAGCCCGGTGTAGCTTTCGGAAAAGACGGAAATATCCGTCCCTTTGGAGTTGGAAAGAAGGATTCTACCGTCTTTCCAGTATGGATTTGGATTTTAGGACTAGCAGTAGCTGCTTACCTGACAGTAGTCTATATCCTGGACTTTGATTTTTAAAGCTCATAGAAAAAAGTTTCGGGATTGAATTTAGCCTTGTCCATAAAATCTCTCAGCGCCTGCTCATCCGCCATTTTGTACTCGCCAATCTTCTGGTAATTGTTTTCCAAAACATCGCCCTCACGAACGATGATATCTTTCTGAGGTCGCTGGGAAAGAGGATGCAGAACAAGTTCGGGAACTGATTCAGTTCCTGTTCCATCCGTCGCCGGTTTCAGGTACTTGCGGATTTTTCTAGTAGAGTTACGTTTCAGGTTATCTTTCAGTCGACCCGCGTCGTTTACGGAAATACCCACCATTCCCACAATGTCCGGATACTTCTTGATTATGGTATCGCTCAAGCAAGGATCATAGGCTGCGCGGGGTTTGGGTAAACATCCCTGCGTCACTTTCGAACACCGTTTCAGGAAGTTGCGTTTCGTGTTTTTGTCCAATCGAGTATTCTTGGACGGACTTAGAAGCCACAGAACCTTTACGTCTCGCGTGAGTTTGTATACGGTAATTTTCTTGAAATCGCGAATCCAAATTCCCAGTGCCAGTTTTCCCACGAAAGGATTGGGGTAGAAAAACACGTTCTGGTTTGGAGTCATACACCGCGTCCCATCGGCTAAAGGAACTCCTCTCAAATCATCTTCTGGTCGCTTTACCAGACGGAACAGTAGTGTCCCTTTTGGTATAGTTTTGACTTCAAGTTTACGACGACGATACAGAATCGTCTCCATTACTTCTTATCGGCAAATAAACATACCACATAGAATCCTCGGATCTTATACTTCTCCCAACGTAAACCCGTATCGTCCAACCGGGAAAAGTTGTAATTGGCCGGGACTTTGAGAAATAAGTAATCGGAATCTTCCAGAATAACTTTTATGAGTTCATCTACCCTCTTTCTTCCCAGAAACAAATCCAGATCTTTTTTTTCCTTGTACTCGGGTCCTCCCCACGGCGCATCAATATATACTACGTTCGTCTGGATATCCGGAATAGCTTTTACTGAATCTCCATGATACAACTCTACGTTTTTCAACTTGAACACCTCGACGTTATTTTTCAGCGCCTGGAAGTTCTCTTCTTTCAGTTCGTAGGAATCCACGTGCTTGTAATGCATACCGAACAGAATCGTATCTCCTCCAACATTTCCCGTCATATCGGTGATGGTCTTGGCCTTCAAGTTCTTGACCACATCTTTCATGATTTCAATCAACTTTTCTCCGTCGCGGCGTTTAGTGATAGAGTACTCTCCTTCCTCCGTCATTTGGAGCTTATCGTAATCTACTCCTGCCTTTTTTGGGAACAGAATCTCGTTTCGACTCTTGCCTCGTCCTTTTAAAGGATTGCGACGAGTATACCCCATTATTTAGTCGCAGGTTTCGCGTTTGAGACTTCCTTCTGTCGTTTTGACTGTAGTTTCGCCAATAGTTGGGTCTTGAACTTGGACATCTCATCTGTAGTAGGCACACACGCGGCCTTTGTGGCATCGTGCGCCGCCCATACCGTCATTGGCCAGAGGAAGAGCATGATAATGTACCCTAGAGCCAAGTTTGTGGCCATGGTTTCCTCCACCCCAAATCCGATAAATAGATTCTCGAACGGACCACGGAGGAACTGGAACATCCCGGCAAAAAAGTATGCTATGGCACAGGGAGCTGCGGAAATAGCTCCATTTTTTACGGCAGTTAATAGATTATACTTGGAACACTCGACATACGTACTGATCAACAGTATTAGCGTTGTTCCGAACGTTATTCCGCCAAATATTGATGCGGTAGGAACTAGAAGTTTGAAAGCTACGTTCATTATTTTTACTACAGACTTTGATGTGTGGCAATCAGACGTTCAACATCTGACATAAGAGCAATGCGTTCGGTATAATGTGGTCTAATAACTGAACGGCATTCAGATAGAGTTTTCCAATCTACTTCCGACACTTCCTTGCTTTGCATGAATGTGAGCTTTTGCTTTAAGTTAATGATCTTGGAGTCGCGAAGAAGAGCCACGAAATAGATATGGCGATAGAGTACGTTATTAGTTCCCCGGAATGTTTCAATGAATTTGAGAGTGGGGTGTAAGGTATACGCTTCGGAGGGAATATTGGTCTCTTCAAAGAATTCTCGCTCGGCACATTCGGAATCAGATTCTCCCCGTGCTCGACGCCCTTTAGGAAACCCCCATTCCGGATCAGAGTACTTTGACCGGTTGCGCTGAATAATATCGGCGCGATCTAATTGATAATACTTGGATTTTGAGATCTCGTACTCTGCGGAATGGGTATCTCGTCCCTGCCCCCAGAGTCTAGTCCACAGCGTATCGAACTCATCAGATACAATAGAGTTCTGTTCGGGGATAGTCATGTTTCCCACGAGGCGCTCATAGTACGCTGGGTCACCCATTTCATACTTTCCCCTGATGAATTCCATATAGGCCATGGAATCCTTCCTCTTGACCATGAGAACTCCGACGGTTCGCGGATCCACGGGAAGTTTCAAGGGGTCGTATGCTCCCCTCAGAAGCAGGATTCCGCACGATATAATTGGGTCTTTACATGTTCGAAACACGTGCCCTTTTTCTCCACAATTGTTGCAGTACATTTCCTTCGCCGACATTTCACTGTCATATCGTCCGTTTTTACTTCCGGCTTTCTAACAAATGGGTGGAAGCTCAAGCAAACCAGCACTTCCTAGTTTCCAGGCACTGGATCCTACCAAGGGAACTTACTCTGGAGACTACGTCAGCCAGCTTGCCTCCTCAAATGCCGCCGCTCAGCAAGCAGCGTATAAGGCAGCCCAGTCGGCGTACACTGCTGCCTCATCTTGGAAGATAGGTGCTATTGTGGGAGGAATTCTTGCACTTCCTCTTATCGTAATCATAATTTATGACCTCATTGCTCGCTCTGCCGGATGGCGAACCATTCTTTTGCCCGGAGTCGCCCATTTCTCTAATTTCCGTGAAGGTTTGGAAAATCCTGCTAGTACAAAGAAACTATATGATAGATGGACATCTCCTCTGACAGCTAATAAATTTGCTGGAGGACAAGGTCTAGAATTTAATACTCCTCGTCCAGACTCAACCAGAACGGTTCTGGGTATATGGGGAATAGCTGCTACAGAAATACACGAAAAGGGACTTGATACACTGATAAATACGGAAAATCAAAAAGCAAATACTGGCAAATATCAACTTGAATTGTATGGAGGAGGTGTTACTAAAACAATGCCTATTGTCTCTACGGAATTCAGTCCAAAAGACCCTTCTGGAAGTTTAGATGGAATCAAGTTTTATTTAGAAGGTTCACAGGATCTGTCTGTTGTAAAAAATCCGTCTAATATTGCCTTTACTATATTGGAAGTCATACCTTCAGCTCCTGCCCCCCCTCCACCGCCAGCAGCCCCTTCTTCATCGGGAGGATCTAATAAGAAATGTTACGATA